GACGCTCATTGCTTTTCCAACGCCTTGAAGTTTTGGAACTACGGCGTCGGCAAAACTGTCAACGGACTTGCGAAAGCCCTTCGTTGACTCTTGAAGAAAATCAAAATTGTTTTTCACCTTGGAAACTGATTTGCTCAGTTCGGGAAACTTATTTTTGATCTTGTCTAATTTTGCCGAGAGTTCGTCGACTAAACCGACCGTGACTCTAACAGGCAATTCATTTTGTCCGCTCATCCTCAACCCTTCCTTGCGCTCTTCATTGCATCAACAAGTTCCCCCATGCGGTCGGCCCAAAAATAAAGGTCCTCTTCCGCGAACCGATCTAATTCACTCGGCCCAAAGTGAAAAAACTTTGCTATTGCTCCGACGCTTGACTTCCAATCTTTTGGGAAGGGTTCAAGTAGTTTCCCAATATCTCCGCAACCCCCATGCCGTCTTGAATAGAAAGACGGTCGATCACTTGTTGAGAGTGACCCGAAAGTTTCGATGCGAGTTTCAGGATGTCGTCGAGAGTCATAGCTTCAAGTTTCATGAACTTGATGTCGCCAATGGTCGGTTTTTTGAATTCAAGCTCGTTGATTGTTTCACTCGCCCATTCAAAAGGTTCTTTTAATTTATAAACTGTTTTGCTCATGGCGGCCCCCTTAAGCAATTGTTAAAAGGCCGGACGCGAGCCCGGCCTTGTTAGTTATCGAATTTCTTCGGCGCTTATCGCTTCCATTTTCAGTTCGATTTCGCCCTCTTCCGTCGTGATATTGCCGTCGCCGGAATACCATGCGTCTTTGAAGACGATGACTTTTCCATTTGCCAAGCTCAACGTCGCCGTCACGCCTTTCAAATTTAAAATCGTCTTAACGTCCAAATCACTTCGGTCTGTCAAAGCGCCTTCAAGCTTTGCAGCTTGTGGCATTTCTTTGTAGCCGTGAACAACGTCGGCACCGACAACGGCTTCCCGTTTGTTTGCGCCCATGTTGTAGGTGAATGAACCTTTGGCGGCGTATAGTACGCCGTCAACTTTGATTTCAATGATACCGCCAACGCGATTATTTTTTGCCATTTACGCCCCCTTTTTAAAGTAGAAATTGAATTTTAACGCCACAAATAACCAATTGGTTAACGAGGTCCGGCGGTGCCAAGACATCGAGACGGTTCGGGTTGTTTGCATTTCGCTCAACAATCAATTCGGCTTTGAATTGATCGGCGTTTTCAACAATCGCGCGCTCTTCAAGCTCTTTGAAAAGATTGATAAGCTCGGCCTTGATGATATTCGGAGTCGCAACCGCTTGTCCGGGCGAAAAACGAGTTCCGTCGTTTGCCAATTTGTGACGCCCATACTTTTGAGTGATGCGCGCTTTCATTGAGAAACGGATATAAGAAAGAGCCATTGGCACGTTCAAATAAAGATAAGAAATGTCCGGTGAACCGAACGTGTTTACTTTATAAGTCGTGACGGGTCCTTCGATGCGAACAACGCCGCCCGCATCAACGTCAAACGTCGCAATTCCGTTGTGCAAAAGAATGTCTCTTTCGTTCAACGTGAAGTGCTCAGTTTTTCCCGGTGCCCAAATGCCCACAAGACCAAGCGTGTGAAACGGTCGAACCGCATCGTCGGCAATGATCGAGATAGAAATTTGAGCCGCCGCCGCTGCCGCAATTTGCCAAGGTGAGCTTGGCCCGCGAGCCATGAACACGGTTGAAAATTGAGAGTTGCGAGTGTTTCCAAAGGTTACAAGGCTTGAATGACTTGCGCGTTTCGCCATGATCGCATAGCCGTCGTTTTGACGGATAGGACCGAAGCGGCTTGCAAGCTCAGTCTCAAAAGCCGACAAATTCGCAGAGCCCAACCAAGGGGAAACGAAAAGCAGATATTGAGTTTCGCCGATGACCGGGAAAATTGTCGTTGCATCGGGGTCGCCTGCGCCGCCGCTCATTGCGGTGATTGCAAGAGCAAGTCCCGTTGGCAACTCTTCGCCCAAGAAATAAGAATGGCGCACGTCAATTTCGTTTCCGTGTGTCCCTTTGTTCTTAGCCGTCAAATTCACTTTGAAAAGATCGGTGCCGTCAACTGCCGCGCCCACAACACAAGTTGTTTGTGCGGTGATTGCTGCCGCAACTGCCGTCGCAATTGTTGTCGGCGTGTCGGACGTTGAAACTGCAACTTGGATATTGATGCCGCCAACCATGAGCGACAAAACACCGGCTTTCGTGGGCGTGCCCGTGAAAGAAAGTTGTCCAGTAGCAAAAACGCCGCCGCCAAGATCGGCAACCGCAGTCGCCCAAACTTCGGCACTAACGCCCGCCGCAAAAATCTTTGTGAGCATATCCGACAAGAGCGAACCTGCACCGAAATACTCGGCCCCTTGTTCGGCAGTCGTCACAAGCTGCGGTGTCAATACCGGCTTGGTTCCCGCAGAAAGTTTTTGCCCAACAACCATAATGCGAAACGGTTGATCGACTAAACCTTGAACCGCTCGTGAGTTGTCGAACTCAGCATAAAAGAGCGGAACGCGGATTGTGCTTGGAAGCTGATTAAATCCGATAGTCATTTAAGACCCCCTTCATTTTTTTGCTCTTTTGCTTTCGCAGGTTTGAGCGGTTCATTTTCTTCTTTCATTTCTTCCATCAAAACGACATCGCCTTCGGCGAGTCGGCGAAGCCAATACGAATCTTGCTCGACGACTTCCCCTTTAGGGTCGAGGTCCCGCATCACGTCCGGTTTCACTACTTTTAAGCCCTCTTTACTTGGCTTGATCTTGATTTTCATTTATAACCCCTTCGTTTTTAAGTTTGTGGCAAATCAATTTTGTTTTTAGCTCTATCCGCATCCGTCGAAGTTAAAGGTTCCGTTTCCGGCAACTTTATTTTTGTGTCGACCCCCAAGAAAGCGGGCAACTCAAGTCCTTCGGGAAGTGCATAGTCGAAAAACTCGAAGTCATAGTCCAAAATCAAAGACCCAACCGGCGTTTGTGCTTCGCCTTCAAAAGCGTAGCGCGAGCCTGTTAAATTCAAGTCATTGACCAAAGGGCCCAATGTTGCTTCGGCGGTTTCGTTTACTTCCAACAAAGTTTCGATTTGCTCGGCGATTGTTTCGAGTTGCAAATCAAGTTCTTCATCGGTTGCCGCTCGGCCAATCACTTCAATTTTGCAAGCGAAGTTGCGACCGTATCTTTTCGGTGCCTCTTCAAAGCGTCGAATTCTTTCACTGTCAGGATAAATAAGAATTGCAGGCAACTCTTCATGATCGAATTTTGTTGAACGCGACACAAAGACGTTTGCTTGCGCATCGGTCTTATTCATCAAAAGAGTTTTTATCTTTTGACGAATGCTATGTTTTATTAGCTTTAGTGTCGCGGTTTGCATCAACAACCTTTAAAACGTGAAGCAATAAAACCGCGCCGCCTTGACCGTCTTCTTTTTTCTCTTGAATTCGGTATCGGGTTTTGCGGATTTCAACTTCGTCGTCCTTTTTTAAGTTAAATTTCAAATCATTTAAGTTCACTCCGAGTGCCGGTGAATTCGCAGAAATCAATTGATCGGTCTGCGGGTCCACGACTTGATAATCATTGTCGAAAACGCCGCGCACGTTATAAACCCCGCCGCCTTTTGGAAAAAAGACAACGGGTTCCCCGAAGGTATTCATAGAATGCGTTAAGACGTTATCGACAAGATTTCTAAAGTCCATTTGTCACCTTATGGCAGCAAAATAACTTCGGCAGAAAGCGCGCCGTCTGCGACAACTGCCGCAAAAACGCCAATCAATTTGTTGGAACCAACAACCGCAGTCACAACTTTAGTTGTGTTGTTCCAATATGCCGCCGCACCTTGCGCGCCGCCGGTTCCGGCACCTGCCGCTTTTTTCAAAGCGATTTGTCCTTTGATAGCCGCTTCAACTTCAACGCCCGAAAGCGCATCGTATGTTGCAACACCAAAAAGAGTTCCGACCAAAAGACCTTCGCCGCTCAAAACGTCATAAGGCGCAGTTAGCGACACGACTTCGGCGGGTTTCACGAAATTTTTCATTTTAGTTTCCTTTCAAAAAGTTTTTAAAGCTTTAAGGGGCCGCATTTTATTGCGACCCCGTTTCATTCACAAATTAGACGCCCGCGTTTTTGAAGAAACCGCGATAGTCGAGGGCTTTCATTCCGAAGTCATAAGCAATCTTAGTTTCCATTCCGTCGATGTCGAAACCTTCGCGGACTGAAATCTTAGGGCCTTGACCGTCGATGCGAGCCAATTCAACCATTGCGATTTTCGACTTGTCGCTCATCAAATACCAAGCGGTTGCCGAACCTGCGTCGAGGCGGGGCTCTGCAATCACTTGCAAGCGGCCTGCGAACGGGTTCACTTGACCGTTTGCATTCGGTTGGATTTGCGAAACAAATTGGTCGGCAACCGTCTCAAGTGCGGTCGGCACTACGAGATAGCTTGCAGACAAATTGATCGGTTGCTTATCAAGATCAAGCAACGAACGCATTTTCGCGCGCCCTTCGCCCAAGCTTGCAATCGCAATTGCCGCCGCAGTTCCCAAGTTGCCGTGGGCCGCGTGGAAAAGCGTGTTGCCGTCTTCGGCCATGACCGGGTTGCTCAAAATGATCGCCCAAAACAATTCGTTTTCTTTTTGTTTTGCGCGCATTCCAAGAGACGCCGGAATTTTCGTGAATGCACCAAGGTCGTCATTCATCAAAAGCTTGCGAGTCGCTCCGATGATAAGACCGTATGTTTCAACGGCGTATTTTTCGCCCGTTTCAACAAGAGTGCCGCGTTTGAATTCCCCGTGCTCGTTCACTTTCTGCAAAGTGCCGCCGTCGGAAAGACGAACGCTTGAAATTTGTTTGAAATCGGCAACCGAAGTCTCGCTCACAAACGGCATGAACGTGCTTGCAGCTTGTTCATACGCAGCTTGTAAAGACTTGTTGGCGATGTTTTCCAAAACCTTCGGAAAATCGGAAGAGGTGTGCAGAGCGCGCTCGGACAACTCTTTTGGAGTCATGTCGTATGCGTTGCGAACGCCTTCCATTGCCAAGATTTTGCGAGCCATTCCCAAAATGCCGTGTGCGCGCATTTCGTTGTCGCCGTCTTTAACGGCAAACTTGCTCGAATCGAATTGGTTTAGCAAAATGCGAGTTGCGGCCTCACGTCTTGCGATTTGTTGTTCCATACCTGCCCCCTCAACTCGTAAGTTGTTGTTTGTTCTAACTTCGTTACTCTTCTTTTCTAATTCACCAAAAATCGCCGCGCGAGCTTGCTCGATTGACAACTTTTGTTCGACATATCCGTCCGCGACGCGCTCTTCAAGTCCTGCGACTCGAACAGCTTTGCGAATTTCTTGTCCTCTTTTCAATTCACTCGCCTGAATTTCTTCAGGTGTTTGAATTGTCGGTTTTGCCCCGCGTTCGCCCTCTGTCACCGCAGCGGGAGAGCTTGCAGCGGGCTCACCTTCTGTCGTTGGTGCCGAAGCATCGACTTGCGTCTCTGTTTCGGTTGAGGGGGCAGCGGGAATTTCTGTTTCAACGGCAGAGCCGTCGGCGTTTCTTTTTCCCATGACTGATTTCTCCTCTTTCGTGTTGTTAACAAGTTCACATTCATTAGTTGGAACCCCTGCACGCACTTGTGGTGCGCCTTCGCTGCGGGCCTGCGCACCCGCATCGGCAGGAATACCGACAAAACTTAATTCCATTGGTTCCCAATCGACCGCGCGATAGATTGGAGTCTCGTCCGCGACATCTTGGCCGGGGGGCATATTTTGTTTTTCAAAACGATGCACCATATAGCCGACCGAAATGTTGCGAATAATTCCGTTTTCAATATCGCGGACAATGCCTGCGATTTCTGGGCGGTCTGAAAGACGAACCGTTGCGATGCCTTTGCCGTCTTGGACGCGGGCACTTTCAACGACGCCGATCACGTCTTCAAGCGAATATGCGGAATGATTGTTTAGTAAAGGCGCGCCGGAATTGAGCCGGTCCATGCGCATTGCGGTTGCAGAAATTTCTAGTTCTTCATAGTACGGCTCGCCGAACCAAGGTGAACGAAGAACTTTTGAGCCGGTCGTGAAAATTACTTCGACCGTTCTTTTTTCTTTGTCGAACGTCTTCGGAACGAAGCCCGCTCGCATATCAAACATTGGCAAGTTAGCCTTGCGCTGGGTTTTGAGCATTTGCAAATCCTTTCGGTTGAGCCGGAACGCTTGGGTCACTGTCAAGTTTAAGTCCAAGCGAGTCGATCAATTTTTTATCTTTCGCGTATTGAGCAAAATGCTCTTCGGGGTCTTTTCCGAGAGCCATAAGCTCTTCACTCCACGTCGAGAGCCCGGCGCGAATGGCCTCTTTTGAAGCTTCAATTTCTTTTGTGGGGTCAATCATTTCTCGGCGTGGCGGTGTATGCAAGGCAAGATAGTTTGAAAAATCTTTTCCTTGAATTGCGCACACTTCAATAAAATCTTGGACAACAAAATCTAAAAAACTTCCGATGACTAATTCTTTTCGCCAAACTTCAAGGTTGCGTTGAAATTCAATCCAACCAAGTCGGGCACTAGAAAAGTTTACTTCGGAAAGATCGCCCGTCAAGACCTCGTATGAAATTCCAAAGCCCGCAGCGATTGCTCGCAACACGTTCTTTGTGAATTGGTCATAGTTTGCAACTTCCGGCGGTGCCGAGAAAGTGACGGTCTTGCCGGTTGGAAGAAATTCGATCAAGCCCGGTTCAACACGCCACGGAAACGCTCCTCGGCACCGATCGGGATCTGCAGCACCACGGGGTTGGCCTTGAGCCGGTCCACCATCATCTGACGCACGCGCAGAAAGTCGGCGCCGGTACGGTCCATCTTGTTGACG